GGCGGCGATAAAGCAGTTCTTCCAGAAGATCCCGGTAACCGGCATCCCTCGGGGTGTCCTACCGTTCCACCGGGCCTATCTGCGCTTGCCTGAGCGGCTGCGTGAGGTTATTTTCGTGACCTATGTGGTTGGGGCAGATCGGGACGCCAAAGCCGAAGCCCTGGGGATCACGAAGAGCCACATGTACCGGCTGCTGGATCAGGCGCACTACCAGATTGCCGGGGGGATGGACGTGGAAGAAACGCGGCTGAATGGGTTACAGGTGAACTAGTTAAACAGTGTCCCGCTTGTCCCACAATAGGGGACAGCACGGTGCTAGCTTTATGTCAACCTGCAAAAGTTGTCAGCGATGCAAGTAATCAGCGAGAAATCGGCGGTAACCATCACGGTAGCGTCCGAGGACTCTAACCAAGACCCGCTGACGCCTGCGTCTTTATCCTGGAAGCTGCATTGCCTAGCCACCGATAAGGACTTGAACAGCTGGACCGCCGTAACCAGTCCGACCAGCAAGCAGGAGATCACGGTGTCAGGGGCGCTGAATGCGATCCAGGACGACGGCAACAGGTTCGAGGATAAGCAGTTCCTGGTCAGGCTGGATAACGGGGCCGACACCCAGGAACACGCAGCCTTCGTGTACCGGGTGAAGAACCTTGGGGGAGTGGACTAATGGCCGCTCGCCTAACCACCCGACAGGCTGACTTAGCTAGGGAATCCATCAAGGTCAGTTTGCTGGTAAAAAAGCTTACCGATCATGTGCATGGCAAGGTCGAGATGGCTGCAACGCAACTCAGGGCAGCAGAGATCCTCCTGAAGAAGTGTTTACCTGACCTTCAGAGCGTTGAACACACCGGAGAGATGAGCTTCAAGGATGCAGGCCAACTCAGCCGTGAAGAACTCGTCAGTATCGCCGCAACAGGCAGCGCAGGAGTTGCTCAAGCGGATGGATGCGACGGAGAGCCTGCTCCCGTTCACCAGGTACTGCACTCCTAACTACCAATCGGGTCGTATCCACCAAGTCATCGCCGGGCAGTTAGACCGGGTGGTGTCTGGCGAGATCGACCGGCTGATGCTGCTCTGTCCACCGCAGCACGGAAAATCTCAGTTAGCCTCACAGCGTTTCCCGGCGTTTCGCTTGGGCAGGAACCCAACGCGGGATTTCATTTCCGCCTCAGCAACCTCGACGCTGGCTGAGAAGTTCGGCCAGGACGTGCGGGACTGCATTGCTGGCCCCGCTTACCGGAACCTGTTCGACACGACGCTCCAGGAGGACAGCAAGTCACGGGGTCAGTGGCGGACTTCTCAGGGCGGGAGTTACTACGCGGTCGGCATCGGCGGCGCGGTAATGGGTCGCGGCGCTGACGACCTGATGATTGACGACCCCTTCAGTTCGATGCTGGAGGCGCAGTCGCAGACCATCCGGGAGAAGGTCTGGGACTGGTATACCGGCACAGCGTACAACCGGGTGCGGCCAGGCGGTTCGATAGTCCTGATCTGTCACCGGATGCACGAGGACGATTTGGCGGGGCGGCTGCTCGCGGCGCAGGATAGTGGTGATAAATGGACGGTCGTGGAGCTTCCCGTGAGTGGGGAGCCGTTATGGCCGCAACGGTTCACCCCTGAGTTCTATGCGCGGCTGAAGTCGGTAACCCCGCCGCTTTACTGGTCCGCCTTGTACGAGCAGAACCCGCAGCCTGCTGAAGGCACGTTCTTCCAGCGCGAGTGGTTTTGGCGGTTTAAACCCGTGGATGTCCCGGTTGTCCGGAAGTACCTCACATCTGACTTCGCAGTCACTGAAAAGCAAGAGGCCGACTTCACCGAGCTGGGCATTCACGGTGCTTCTCAGGTAGACGGACGGATCAAGCTGTACCTGGGGATTGATGGCTGGTTTGGTCAGCAGGATCCGAGTCAGTGGATTGAGCAGTATGTGAATCTGGTGCTGAGACACCGGCCCATTGCCGAGTTTGGTGAGGGCGGGGTGATCCAGAGGGCGGTTGAGCCGTTCCTTAATCGTCGGAGACTAGAGCGCAAGGCCCACGGCAGGGTTGAGTGGCTGGCCTCGATCCTAGACAAGCAGGCGCGGGCCAGCAGCCTCAGAGCGATGGCGAGCATGGGCTTGGTGGGACTGCCGGATAACGACTACGGCGAGCGGTTACTGACCCAGCTACTGGGGTTCCCCGCTGGCAAACATGACGACGCGGTGGATATGTTGGGGATGTTGCCCCGAGCGTTGGACATGGCGCACCCGGCAGTGGGTAAAGCAGCGGCCCCGGCGATCAAGAAAGATCGGTACGACCGGGCCTTTGAGAAGCAGGAGAGTAGTGAAGCGTGGTGGGCGTAACAGACAATCAAGATGAGGTTCTGATCGAGCTGGTCAAGAACTTCGATGACTGGCTGGACGCCACCGACGACTCCCGTGAAGAGGCCGAACTGAGCCGGGACTACTACGACGGCAAGCAGCTGTCTGAGGACAAGCTCGCGGCGTTGAAGAAGCGTAAGCAGCCGCCGATCATCGACAACATGATTAAGGACAAGATCGAGTATGTGATCGGTCTGGAGTTGTCATCGAGAAGCGACCCGAAAGCCTATCCCCGGACGCCAAAGCACGAGGCCGATGCGGAAGCCGTTACGGACGCGCTCCGCTACATCGGCGATGCGAACGATTTTCCGACCGTGAAAAGCGACGTGGCGGAAAACGCCTTCATTGAGGGCTTTGGTGGGGCTGAGGTCTACGCCGCGCCGAAGCGCAATGAGATGGACATTCGTATTAAGCGCAACCGCTGGGAGCGGTGTTTCTACGATCCCTATTCCAGCGAGCGTGACTTCTCGGACGCGCGGTATCTGGGCACCTTTATCTGGATGGACCTGGAGGACGCCAAGGCCAAGTGGCCCAAGGTGACGTTCTGGGACGCCGTAGAGGTTGCGATGAAGCAGGGGCAGGGGTCTGACGAGGACCGGCCCGGAGATTTCCACCTGGACCGCTCCAGACGGCGGGTGCGGGTGATTGAGGAATACTGTCGCAAGGGCGGCAAGTGGTACCGGGCCAAGTTCGTCAAGTTCGGGTATGTGGAGGCGTACGGTCCCTCACCCTGGCTGGACGAGGATGGGGAACCAGAGCATCCCTACTGTTGGATATCGGCCTATGTGGACCGGGAGAACGCTCGATACGGGTTGGTGCGGCGTTATCGGGATCTGCAGGACGAGATCAACGACCGGCGGTCCAAGGCGCTGCATTTGCTCAACGTCAATCAGTTGTGGGCTGAGGACGGGGCCTTTGATGACCCCCAGTTGGCGCGACGTGAGGCGAGCAAGCCCGATGGGCTGATCCTTTACCGGCAGGGTTTTGAAGCCAAGCTGGAGAAGAACCTTGATCTGGCGCTGGGCCAGCAGTCGCTGATGGATCAGGCGCGTCAGGCGCTGAGTGTGACGGGACCGAAGGCGTCAACGTCGTCCTCGCCGAACCAATCGGGCCGGGCAAAGCAGATCGACCGGGAGTCTGATGTTTTGGAGCTGGGCCGGTTATTTGACCAAATTCGCAGTTTCCAGAAGCAGACCTATCGCAAGACCTGGAACCGGGTGCGGCAGTTCTGGACCGAGGAAAAGTGGGTGCGGGTCAGGGACGACGAGGGGGCACCCAAGTTTGTCGCTTTGAACCAGAAGCAGACCGCTGGCGAGGCGGCCAAGTCGATCATGGAGAAGGCGCAGAAGGACGGGTTACAAGACCCCTCAGAACTGACGCCCGAGGATCAGCAGATCCTGCAGATTGCCCAGTTCCAGCCTGATGCGGTCATTCGGATCAAGAATGCCACCGCTGATCTGGACGTAGACATCTCGATAGACGAAGCGCCGGACGTGGTGAGCCTGCAGCAGGAGCAGTTCACTAACCTGGTTGACCTGGCTCGCGCTGGGGTGGTGTTCCCGCCAGAGGTTTACGTTGAGGCCTCAGCCTTGCGGAACAAGAAGCAGATCATGGAGAAGCTGAAGGGTGGCGATAACCCGCAAGCGCAAGCCGCCGCACAGGCGCAGGCCCAGTTGCAGCAACGGGGTGCCGAGGCTCAGGTGGCGAAGGTTGAGGCTGAGGTTGGAAAGATCTCCGCTGAGACTCAGCAGAAGGAAATCGAAAATATGGCGGGCCAAGCGGGCCTAGCCGGGATGGCGACGAATAGCGCGCCGATGTAGTTCCACGTGGAACAGGCTTCTGGCTACTGACCCGCTTCGGCGGGTTTTTTATTGCCCAAGTGCCGCCGACTTTACGGGCGAACGGGCCACCGCCGATCGGGTGATCGTGATTTCCCCACGTACTGGGAATGGAGTGACCGATGACCGATACAACTTCCCTGGATGCCATTCTCAGTGGGACTGCCGCAATTACCCCCGAAAGCACCGCAAGTGCGGTGGAGAGCGCCGCAAGTGCGGTGACAGACGAGGGCGAACCTGCTAGCGACCCCAAGGGCGAGAGTGCTACGCCGCCAGTAGCCGAGAAAGAACCAGAGAAAGCCCCGAGGACCGTTCCCCTTGAGGCGCTCAGCGAAGAGCGTCGCAAGCGTCAGGATCTCGACGGGCAGTTGCGCCAGATGCGGGAGGAACTGGAGGCCCTGAAGGCCCCCAAGCCCGAGAAGGTGGGACTGCTCGACGATCCCGACAAGTGGGAGCAGCAGCTACAGACGCGCATGACCGAGGTTGAGGGTCGGGCCGAGGCGAAAGCCCAGGCGTTGATCCTGAACTTCCTGGAAACGCAGGCCAAGGCCGCGCACACCGACTATGACGAAGCGGTGGGGTTCTTTGCTGAGACTGCAAAGGACAACCCCGCATTAGTCGATGAGGCGCGACGCGCACCGAACCCCGTTGAGTACGTCTACACCGCAGGCAAGCGGCTAAAGATGCTTAACGAGGCCGGTGATCTGGACACGCTGCTCGAACGCGAACGGACCAAAGCCCGCGAAGAAGGCCGACAGGAAGCCTTTGCGGAGGGCCGGAAGTTGCCAGAGGTTCCCGAGTCACTCACGGAAATCACGGGGGCAAAGGCAGACGGGCACAAGCCCTGGTCGCCTAAGCCGCTCAATCAAATACTGGCAAGAAATTAAGGTGAAATATGGCTGATTCAAGTGTTGCAACTGGGTTGCGTGTAACTCAGTGGGATGACAAGTTCTTCACGGAGTACCTGGGCGAGAATCGTTTTGCTCGTTACATGGGCACCGACGAGAACTCGATCATCCAAGTCAAGGAAGACTTGACGAAGAAGTCGGGCGACCGGCTGAACTTTGCGTTGCTCAACAAGCTGTCGAACAACGCCGTAACAGGCTCGGGCACGTTGGAGGGTAACGAGGAGGACATGACCTCCCGCAGTCACCTGCTGACCGTGGACAAGCGGCGTAATGCCGTCCGGGTTGCGGAGATGGAGGAGCAGAAGTCCGCCATCAGTCTCCGGCAGGGCGCTCGCGCTGTGCTGAAGGACTGGTCTATGGAGGACACGCGGACGCTGGTGATTAGGGCGCTGAACTCGTTCCGCACGGGCACGACTATCGTGTCGTGGAACACGGGTGCAGAGCTTGAGGCACTGACGGACGCGACGCTGGATGCTTGGCTGGTGGACAACGCCGACCGGGTAATCTGGGGTGCTGCCAGCACGGGTGGTGCGGTCTTTGCGACGGAGCACAACAAGCTCGACGCGACGAACGATCTGATGACGGCCACGCTGCTGTCGGGCGCGAAGATTCTCGCGCAGACCGCTGCGCCGCGCATTCGTCCGGTCAAGACGATGGGTGACGAAGAGTGGTTTGTGGCCTTCCTGCACCCGAGGCAGATTCGGAGCCTGGTGCTGTCGGATACCACCTTCCAGGCTGCCCAGCGTGAAGCCCGTGATCGGGGCAAGGATAATCCCTTGTTCCGCGGTGCGGACTACCTCTGGAATGGAATCATCATCAAGGAGATCCCCGAACTGCCCGTGGTGGCAGCCTCAGCCATCACCTCCGGCTCTGCGGCGGCGACGGTTTGCGGCTTCCTCTGCGGTGCTCAGGCGGTTGGTTACGGTCTTGCGAAGCGGTGGAAGTCGGTCGAGCAGACCTTCGACTACGGTGACAAGCAGGGCGTGGCTATCGAGGGCATTCTCGGCGTTGAGAAGCTGCACTTCGGTTCCGGGTCGGCTGATACCGACGATCTTAAGCAGAACGGTGTCGTGTCCATGTGGACTGCGGTCACCTAAAGGAGGAATGAAAAATGGCTGGTGAAACTAAGGCGGTTCCGACCGCATTCCTGAAGCCGCAGCGTAAGTTGGCAGGCTCGGCTCTGTGTTGCACGACCTTTTCTAACGCGGTCGCCACCACGGAATCTGAACTTGCTGACGTCGTTGAGTTGGGGTATCTCCCCGCTGGCGTGACGGTGGTCGCGGTGATCGTTACAACCCCGGACATGGATTCGTCCACGGGGATAGTGCAGAAGGTCACCATCGGCACGACGGACGTGCTGACGGGCATTACCACGGCGGTTCTAGGGTCTGTGGCGACACAGGTGCCGAGTGTGCGGGGGATCGTTCCCTACAGCACGACGGCAAAAACCCTGGTGAGTACGACCTACAGCACGGCGGCTTCGGGTACGCCTGCTGCGGGTACCATCTACGTGTCTTGTATGTACTACACGACGTAATGGATCGGGGGCTGGGGTAACTCCTGGCCCCCTTTTTTATGGCACGACAACTCGAAAACTATTACCAGGATGTGCTGTCCGAACTCGGGGTGACCGGGCCGGATAACACGTCCTCGGCTGAGGATTTACGCATCGTCACGGACGCTTACCCCAGCCTGTGGGCGATGCTTTTTGAACGCCAGCTGGTGGGCTGGGGGGTGGACGATGCCATTCCCGACATGGCGCTCCTGCCGATGCGCTGGATCGCTGCTTTCCATCTGGCCCCGATCTTTGGGGTCTACGGCCAGAAGCTCGCTGGGCTTCAGGAGAAGGGCCAGCTTGAAGGTCCGCGTCCGAGCCTTGGGGAGCGGGTGTTACGCAAGCAAGCCTCGCCTGACGCGATCTCAAACACGCTCGACGTTGAATATTACTAATGCAGATCCCCTTCGCCGCGCAGTCGTACCAGTCCCGCAGCCTGCCCTTGAGCGCGCAGCGGCTGGTGAACGGCTATACGCAGGCGAGCGAGGGTAAGGACCAGCCCCCGGTGTTTCGGACGGCGGGGGTGGCGGCTTTTGCCACGCTGCCTTATGGGATTCGCAACGCTATCGACATGAACGGCACCCTGATTGTGGTGTCGGGGCCGAGCGTGTACTCGGTGAGCTCGACGGGCGCGATAACTTTGCTGGGCACCGTCAGCCCTAACGGCACGGTGAGCATGGCTCATAACGGCACCCAGACGGTGGTGGTGTCGGGTGGGTTGGGCTATGTGGTGACGGGGGCGGTGGTGCAGATCGCTGACCCTGACTTTCGAGCGCCGCTGTCGGTGGTCTGGGTGGACGGGTACTTCGTCTTTCTGGCTGAGGACGGGACGACGTTTGCTTCTGATTTGAACAACCCCACCAGTTATGACGCACTCGCTTACGTCGCTGTTGGTCGATCACCGGGACGTGTTCCACTTCAAGGAGCACTCGCTGGAGATCTGGTACAACAAAGGCACGATCCCGATGGCCTTCGGGCGTGCCACCGACGGGTTTATCGAGCGCGGGTGTGGGGCGGCTCGTTCGCCGGCCAAGTTAGATAACACGGTGTTCTGGCTGGCCGATGACCTGACGGTGCGAACCTTAAGGGGCAACGTCCCGACGCGGATCTCGACCGACGTGATTGAGCAAGACTTTACGACCTACGGGGTGACCTCTGACGCGATTGGCTTCACGATCTCGCACGATGGGCGGTTTTCCTACGTTCTGACCTTCCCCACAGCAGGGCGGACCTGGGAATACTCGGTGGCAACGCAACTGTGGAACGAGC